TTATAACGATCGTGTCTATTATATAAAATAATTTGCCGTGTCGGTTCACGATTTGTAATTAGTTCTAATAAAAAATCCAACACTTCTGAATGGAAATCTTCTTGTAAAAATCCGATTGGTTTTAATGTCATTGTAATATTTGTATATATTAAAAAATAATTATAACCGAAGTACTCGATAAATTACTCTACTACATGTAAAAAAGCCCAAACAATTAATTACAATTGTTTGGGCTTTAATTTGTTTTTATTCTTTTATATTTTGTATTTTTTATTTTTTATTTTTTGTATTTTTTATTTATTCAAATAACCAAGCATTTTGTAAAACAAATTCTATTTCGAGTTTATCAAACAATTCGTTTTCCAACATATCAGATGTTTTAATAATACATTGAGATGTTTCTGATGGAAAAAATTCTTTAGCAGAAACATTTAATCCACTATATTTTACCAAACAGTTTTTGCGAATAATAGCATCCATTTGAGCTGCTATATCGAATTTTTTAAGATGATACATTTTGATAATTTTTTATTGTTTTGAAAAGAAATTCAATTTTTTATTTAATTAACGTGATTTACGCATCTTCCGGATCCTGATTTTGTCATTCTTTTACAATTTTTACCAGTATTTGTAGTACCAATGCATTGTACGCTGTATCTACGTTGCGGAAGACGTAATTGTGAAACGATTGGTCTAACCGTATTACTTATTCTACTTTCTGGTCGTTCTCCGTATAAACGACACTTTTCATTGCCAAAATGTGTATAGTCGATGTTTTTTTGTTTACAAATCCAACAATGTGTTGTTTGACACTGTGGGCACCTTACTTTGTTACAAGCATCTCCTCTAAAAAATGGAATTCCACAACATACAATCAAGAAATCTCTAGTTGCTTGATCTTCTTGTGTTTTTTGATTTTTACAAACACCTCGGTGTGCATTTTGATTGCATTTCATACAAGAATATTGTTTACATCCATTCATACAGTAAAAAGTTCCAATTTCAATTACATCATTTTCAATGATGATACGGTTTTCGCAAAATGGACAACTGTACAAGTTATCTATCTTCATATCTTCGAGAACATTTATAAAATTGTTGGTATTATATCTGGATAGTATTTTTGGATCAGATATAACTCGTCTTAAAATTGTTTCAGAATATGTTCCATTACAATTAGAACTAATACATCCAAATTTGCGATTTTCATATACAGAAATACTAATCCCGGTTTCTAAACAATCTTTACAAGAATCGTGACCTCTACTGCAAGAATAAGTTTGTGTAGTGTCCCAACAACAAGAACAAATAGACATTGTGATTATATTGATTTTTTTTCAAATAATCAATTTTTTATGTTTTCTATTTAAATGTTTAATTAATATTTGTAAATAAAAAATCGAAAATATTTTTCTTTACGAATATTATTAACTAGAAGATGAAGATTCAAAAAAGAGATGGACGTTTAGAACAGTTATCATTTGACAAAATCATTTATCGTTTGCAAAAGTTATGTAATGATAGTTCTCTGGGTCTTTTAACAACAATTGATCCGGACGTTATTGCGCAAAGAGTTGTTTCTAGTATTTACGATGGAGTTACTTCATGCGAATTGGATGAAGAAGCTGCTAGAATTGCAATAAGTCTGACGGAAAATCCAGAATATCAGAAATTAGCATCTAGAATTACGATTAGTAACGCGCATAAAAGTACACATGAATGTTTTAGTGAAGTTATGGAAAGATTATATAATAATACTGATAAATCTGGTGCCCATACACCTATTTTAGCAGATGATGTCATTGAAATTATTAGACGACATAAAAATACAATTAATGTTGCAATTGATTACAAACGTGATTATCTGTTTGATTATTTTGGTTATAAAACTCTTGAACGAAGTTATTTACAAAAGATAATGAACAACGATACAAATGTTATGGAATTAGTGGAACGTCCTCAACATTTATATATGAGAGTAGCTATAGGGATTCATAAAGACGATATAGAATCTATTTTGAAAACATATAATCTTATTTCACAACATTATTACACTCACGCAAGTCCCACACTTTTTAATGCTGGTACTCGTTTATCAAATCTTAGCTCGTGCTTCTTACTCGGAACTGATGATAGTATCGAGGGAATTTTCAAGACAATTACAGACTGTGGTAAAATTTCAAAGATAGCTGGTGGAATAGGAGTTCATGTTACAAATATTAGAGCAAAAGGTAGTATTATTAGAGGAACAAATGGTCCAAGTGATGGTATAATTCCAATGGTTAAAGTTTATAATGAAGTTGCAAAATATATAAATCAAGGTGGTAAGAGAAAGGGTTCTTTTGCAATTTATCTTCAACCATGGCATTCTGATATTCTTGAATTTTTGGATTTAAAGAAAAATCAAGGACACGAAGATGTTCGTGCAAGAGATCTTTTTTATGCAATGTGGGTTTCAGATCTTTTTATGAAAACGGTAGAAACTGATAGTGATTGGTACCTTATGTGTCCTGATGAATGTCCTGGTTTAACTGATGTATATGGTGAAGAATTTGAAAAGTTATATTGGAGTTATGTTGAACAAAAACGATATAAGCGTGTTGTTAAAGCTCAAGAAGTATGGACGCGCATATTAGATTCACAAATGGAAACAGGAACTCCTTATATTGGATATAAAGATGCAGTTAATAGAAAATGTAATCAAAAAAATTTAGGTACTATTCGATCTTCGAATCTTTGTATAGAAATTTCTTTGTATTCAGACCATAAAGAATATGCTACTTGTAACTTGGCTTCTATTGCTTTGCCTAAATTTGTAAAATATGATAAAGATAACAAACCTTACTTTGATTTTCAACATTTAAAAGAAGTAGCAGAGTACATTATCGAACCTATGAACAAAGTAATTGACAATAATTATTATCCTGTTCCTGAAACAAAATTGAGTAATTTGCAACATAGACCACTTGGGATTGGTATTCAGGGGTATCATTCGATTCTTTTTCAAATGCGTTTACCTTTTGAATCAGAAGAGGCTAAAAAATTAAACAAGGAAATATTTGAAACAATTTATTATGGGTGTCTACAAGGTTCTATTGAATTAGCTAAAAAGGATGGTGCATATTCAAGTTTCCCCGGCAGTCCATTTAGTGAAGGTAAACTTCAATTTGATTTGTGTAAAGAATTTGATGGTATCGATTTAAACGAATATTTATCTGGTCGTTGGGATTGGGATGCATTGAAAAAAGATTTAGTAAAATATGGTACTAGAAATAGTATGTTGTTAGCATTAATGCCAACAGCTAGTACAGCTCAAATTATGGGTAATACAGAATCTTTTGAACCAATCGATTCTTGTATTTTTAAAAGACGTGTTCTTTCAGGAGAATATATTGTTGTAAACAAATATCTTGTAGAAGATCTTGTTAAATTAGGACTTTGGTCTAAAGATTTAAAAGATACTATTATTGCAAACGATGGTAGCATACAAGATATAGATATTATACCAAATGACCTGAAAGCTTTGTATAAAACTGTTTGGGAAATAAGTATGAAAAGTGTTATAGAACAATGCCGGGATCGTGGTGTATTTGTTGATCAAATGCAGTCGATGAATTTGTTTATGGCAAACCCTAATTACAAAAGATTAACATCAATGCACTTTTATGCTTGGAAGGCTAACTTGAAAAGTGGAATGTACTACCTCAGAAGTAAATCAAGTGCTAGTGCTGGCAAATTCTCTATTGATCCTGAATTAGAACAACGAATCAAAGAAAAACAACAACGAGGAATCGAATTGAAAAAAGAAGAGGAAGAAGCTGTTTTAGCATGCTCACTAGCCAACCGTGAAGCATGCGAAATGTGTTCAAGCTAAAAAATAATATATATTCGTTCAAAATTGTATTTAAAAATAATTATATTTACTATAATAAAATTATTAAAATGAATATTTTGATTAAAAAGAACCCAAGTGAACTTATTACACCGGAAACTATTAATTTTATAGAACTTGTACGTAATAGTAATACAAGTTTATCTCTAAATTGCGAATCTAAAATGATAGACTTATTAAATAAAGAATTTACTGAGCAAGAATCACAATGGTATATAACGAATCTGTATATTTATTTAAATTATCATCCAACAAATGATTACCCTATTAATTTAGAAAATGTATATAAAATGCTTGGATTTGCAAATAAAGGAAATGCTATGAAAACAATTAAAAGTAATTTTATTAAGGATGAAGACTACAAAATAGTTATTTTCCGTACGGAAAAAAACCTAAATGGTAAAGATTTAAGTGGAAAGGATGAAAAAGCTGCTTTTGCCAACGGAAAAGCAGGTCCTTCAACTAAAAATTTAGGAGGACGTCCTATAGAAGACATAATGTTAAATGTAGATACATTCAAAAACTTATGTATGATAGCAAAAACAGATAAGGGGAAGGAAATCAGAAAATATTATGTAAAGTTAGAAAACATTCATAATAAAATAATAAAAGAAGAAATAGAAAATCAAAAATTATTATTGGAACAAGAAAAAGAAACTACTACAAAATTACTTGAAGAAAAAGATAATATTATTACAAATAATGAATATGTTAAAAAAGTTGAAAAACATAAGTTTTTAATAGAAAAATTTAAAAATAAAAAATGTGTATATATTGCTGAAATTAACCACGATTTAATAAAAATAGGTTCTACTAAAGATATTAATAAAAGACATAATGGTTTATCTAACACATTTGGACAATGTATATTTTTAGATATTTTTGAACATGTAGACTATCAAACCGTTGAATCAAATATTTTAATTAATGTAAACCCCCATTTATATAAAGAACCTATTAATAAACACGTATCGAAAGAAGTACCTTTCCGAACCGATGGGTTCGTCATCGGTAAGGTAGTCCAATTATCGGATAATTTTAATTATAAACAATTACATGAAATAGTTGTACGTTGTGTAAATACTACAAATTTTTTATCACCTTTAGAAATATTAGAAAAACAAAAATTAGATAATGAAAGTCAAAAATTAAATAATGAAAGTCAAAAGTTAAATCTAATTCAAGAATTATTAAATAACGGAGAATCATTGAAAAATATTATAGATTTATTTTCACATAATAATATAAATACAGATGTTCTATTATCTCCAATTGAACGAGAACAATTAGAACGAGAACAACTAGAACGAGAACAAGAACTAGACAATAAACAAACTGACACTGTAAATGTATCTAAACAAATTATAAATTCACAAGTCTTTTTCAAAGGCAAAAAACCAAGAGGTCAAAAAATTCATAAAATTGATCCTAATAATTTACAAAATATAATAAAAACATATGATAGTATGGTATATCTATTAAGATCACCTGAATGTTACGGATATAATAAATCAGGTATACTTAAAGCTATGTCAGATTCTAGAATTTATAAAGGATTTCGGTGGAATTTTATAGATAAAGAGATTACGCCAACTCTAGAATATAAATCATCTACACCTATTCGTGATGCTATTTTAAAATTAAATGAAAATAAGGATACTATAATTGAAACTTTTAAGACTAAAGATGAAGCTGCCAAAAATATTGGTATAGGTAAAATAAATATGAGAAATATTATTAAAAATCAAGAAAAGCATAATAATTATTATTATATCGAGTATAGTAAATGTCCTTTAAATATTATAGAAAAATATGATAAACCAATATTTGGAATTAATTCTGTACATGCTAAAAAAATTAAACAAATAAATCCAATCACACATACTCACGTTTATTTTAATAATCTAAATGAAATTCAATTAAAATTAGGTATATGTAGTAAAACAATTATCAATTCAATTAATGATAAAACTTTATACGCTGGTTCTTTATGGGAATATTCTTGATTTCCTTTAAACGTACCGATCACGTAGTTCTTGTAAATTTATCTTTAACAAGTTTTAAAGTAATATATTCTTACAAATTTTAAATAATTAAAATATTGCGTATAATTATAAAATGATTGAACAATTTATTTCTAATTTATTTGGAGGAGATGTTGGTGCTGAACAACTTATGGCTGCTAGATCCAAGTTACGAAGATCACCAGTTTCTATGAATCTTCTAGAAGCTAAACGTAATCTTCGTCCAGTTGAAGTTTACAACATTTCTCGTGGAAAAGTATGCCCACCAGGTAAAAAACTTAGCAAAAATAAAAGTTGTATTAAAAACAAAAGTAAGTCTCCAAAAAGAAAGTCTTCCAAGAAAGCTAAATCTCCAAAGAGAAAGTCTTCCAAGAAGGTTAAGTCTCCAAAAAGTAAGTCTCCAAAAAGTAAGTCTCCAAAGAGAAAGTCTTCCAAGAAGGTTAAGTCTCCAAAAAGAAAGTCTTCCAAGAAGGTTAAGTCTCCAAAGAGAAAGTCTTCAAAGAGAAAGTCTTCCAAGAAGGTTAAGTCTCCAAAAAGAAAGTCTTCCAAGAAGGTTAAGTCTCCAAAAAGAAAGTCTTCAAAAAGTAAGTCTCCAAAAAGAAAGTCTTCAAAAAGTAAGTCTCCAAAGAGAAAGTCTAAAAAGGTTAAATCTCCTAAAAGAAAGTCTAAAAAGGTTAAATCTCCAAAAAGAAAGTCTAAAAAGGTTAAATCTCCAAAAAGAAAGTCTAAAAAGGTTAAATCTCCAAAGAAACGTTCAACTAAGCGCAAGTAAATTTGTATTGTGATTAAATAAAAAAAGTATTATATATATTTTTTTTATATGCTTATATTAATTAAAACGAGATGACAGATAGGAAGAAACAGAAATCTATTCCTCGTTCAAGAAGAACAAATCATAAGGTTTCATTGGCTGATTATATTAGAAAACATTCTCCTATAAAAGCAGGTTTGAGGATTCCTGATGAAGATAAACCTTTAGCAAAATACGATAAAATTATGAACAGATTATATCTTGGTAATTTTCAAGCTGCAAAAGATAAAGAATTTTTCAAGAAAAAAAACATACGTGCTGTATTAAATTGTTCTAAAGATATTCCTAATCATTTTCATAAAGATAAAGATATAGAATATATGAGAATTCCTGTAGACGATTCTTTAAAACAAAAAGATTATGACCTAATGTTGGAATTTATGCCAGTCATTGTTGCCTTTATACATAAACACGTTGTTATACAGGGCGACAACGTACTTGTACATTGTTATGCTGGTAGACAAAGGAGCGCTATCAGTGTGGCGGTATATATGGTCTCAAAACACGGGTATACTCCACAAGAAGCTTGTAAGATGGTCTTGGAGAAAAGACCAGAGGCATTTCACTTTGGAAAGAGTTTAAATTTTGATCAAGCTCTTAATAAATATTATAAAAAATATCACTCGAAATAAGACGATAATATCAAGATTTTACCAAATTGTTTATTGTTATTTTT